GGCAAACTTGCTTTTGGCCCTCTCACTGCTTTGGTTGAGCATCACATTAATTACAATGATCCACACTTTGTCAAGGGCCAGGCGGTCTCAGATCGCCCTCGCATTCTTAGTGAACTCCTTGGAGACAATGGTACCCTTTTCGCAACTGATTACTCATCCTTTGAAAGCTCATTCAGCATTCAATTCCTGGTGGCATCGGATATTATATTGTTGGCTTTGGTTTGCATCAATCTCATTGGTATCTTTCTGTTCTTTGTTTATCTCTTACCCCAGGTTGCTGGATTCCATTATTGCATTTTCCGCTATTATGTCATGGTCGTTCTCGGTAAGCGCATGTCTGGTGACATGTGGACTAGCTGTGCTAACGGTTTCGGCAATCTTTGTTTCACCACAGCGATTTGTGCAGCTTATGGATATGGACTACTCGGATTCTTTGAGGGCGATGATGGTATTTTTAGGCTTGTCGGACTTTCAGATCGATCAGATTACGCAATTTTTAGAGAACGTTTTGAGGTTAGTTCGTCATTGCAATCGGAGCTTGAGGGTTTTATGGATTTCGCTACATTATATGCTTCAAACAGGGGCTTTACTCTCAAGATGGAATCTCATTCTGATGTTACTACTGCTTCTTTCTGTGGTAATGTCTTCCATCCAAATAGTATGAGAGTAGTCACAGACCCAATCAAGGCTTTGTTGAATTTCCCTTGGTTGGACCCAAAGTATGCCAAATCATCTACCAAAGTTCACATGTCCCTGTATCGTGCCAAAGCTCTCAGTTACCTAAATCAGTACATGGGTTGTCCTCTCATTGACCCCTTTTGCAGAAAAGTTCTTGATCTTACCCGCGGCCACACACCTATCCATTATGAGAATTCATATCATGCAAAAGAAATAGAATTAGCCTTGAAGAATAAAATATGGAACATCCCATCAATAATTCAACCATGTGACCGAGTATTGGTCTCGGAAAAGTTCGGGGTTCCAATACCCTTTCAATTGTCCTTTGAATCAATGTGTCTCGACGCAGTGGATTGGAGGAAATTGACTTGGAATCCATTCGCTTTTTGCTCCCAAAATCGGTGCTCGCTTATAGTGAGGACTTCATTGTGTGTTTGGATGTGTTTGATTGTTTTCACTACCAACACCACATGCCGAAGTCTTACAATAAGTTTGGCCCGATAGTGGTCACGTAACCACAACTTACTTGTCAGGCCCCCTTTTGCTACACCCCGGGAAGGTGTACAGCCTG